GGACCTTCAGGAATAATAACCCGCGCAAACGTCCAGAGGGCGTCGAGCTGCGCTTCCATAGCCTCGTCGTATTCCCTTGCGTCTATGAGCTCGTATTCTTCGTCCTCGTCCTCTCCCAAGGCGATGAGAAACTCCGCCGCTGCGGTCAAATCTTGAGCGCTGAAACTTTGGGTTACCTCCACGCCTTCTTTTTCCTGCTCATCTTCGCCTTGCGCCTTGACCGCGCCCACGTCGATGAAGTCGGCGGGCTTGAGGGTAGAGAAGTAGAAATCGAGGTCGATACCATTCACGTTGAAGATGACCTGCAACCCATCTAAGAGGGTCCGCTGATAGGGCTTGATGACCGTATTCTGGAACAGGCTGAAAGAGTCCCGCAATTCCTCGGCGTTATTCCCAAATCCGGAGCCGTCGCCACGGATACCGAACAGCAGCGGAGACGTGACCCGGTGGCCCGCAAGGATTTTCGTCGTGCATTCCTTGGCTAGGAACTCGTACATCCCATCGTTATCGTTGGGGTTGACCGGCGTCAACTGGGGAGCCGAATCGCTGCCATCGTTGAACGAAATCAGGAGACGCCCGGCGTTGCCCGATCCGCTGAATTTGTCGTTTACGTGGCGCTCGATAGTCCGGCGCTCCTCGTCCGTAGGCACGCCGTTATTGAACGAAAGGAGCATCGACGGGAAGAGGCCGTTCTTGATGTTGTTCAGGTGGAACGTAGAAATCTCCCGGTCCAGCTCGACGTAGTTCGTAGCCCCAACGTAATCGGGAAGGCCGTAATAGAAAATGCCCGGCTGGTAGGCTTTGATTTGATAGACCACCGCCGCCTCGGTCCTGTCCTCAAGGTCTAGGGCGGGGTATTTCACCGGCGCGTAGCGGCTCTCCCGCATCCGGCTCCAATCCGGGGAGACGTAGTAGCAATCAATCTTCCCTTGAGCGTCTGCGATGCCGCTCCTCACAGTATGGGCGGGCAAGAATCGGAGTTCGGCCACCTCGGTCCGGACGCGGTTCCAAATGACTTGCACGTAGCATTGGCCGTAGAGCTTCAAATCGAAGCACAACTGCCGGAGAATATCGTCGTCGGAGTTCTCAAAGAGCTTCTGTGTCTTGAGCCATTGATCCGGCTTCTCCTCTCTGTCGGTCGCTTCCAGTCCCTCGCCGTAAATCATCTCCGAGACGCCGTTTACGACGGCAGCCTGGATACTCGAACCGAGGTACAGGTCCCGGAGGTAGGAGCCGTAGAGGTTATCGAAGCCATAGTCGACCCAATCGCGCCCGGTCTTCTCTTGGAATAGGGGCAATTCGTGGGTAGGCAACCCGAAGACGTTAAACTCGTGCTTACTCATAGTACGTGAAGGTTGAGGCGGCGTCGGGATGGGACTCGTAGGTTGTCTCTTGGTACGCTTCCGTCGTTGTCGTGGCATCTTCTGTCAATAATAGTCCGCCGTCTTCCTTGGCGAGGTATGCCCCGGCCTCGGTGAGTAGTATTCCCGTCTGTCCGCCACGCGTAAGGTAGCCCAAACCCTTCTCAAGAATGACATCCGCGGAAGTGATGGCCCGCACATCGGACGAGGAAGCCCTCTCGACGACGCGGTACTGGATGAAGCCCTCCGGCCATTGCGCCCCGCTCAGGTCGGCGGAGGTATCGCCGGCGGTATCGGATGAGTCGAAGACGAAAGTCGTGTACCGGTCCGTCACCGTGAGCGTCTTGGCGTTGACCATGACCACCTTGTCCGTCGTGAGGCTCGTCAGCTCCAACCCCAGCGCCTGAATAGTAGGACCGTAGAGAGCCACGTTCGCCGCGCCCCGCTTTTCCTTCGGGGTGAGGTAAATCGTGTTCTCAATATCGGAGCTGTAATTCTGAAAGACGAGGATCATCTACTACCGGATATAAGAAAGGGCCGCCATTGGCGACCCCTTCCCAAAACACACAAAGCAACGGAGATAAACCCGTGGTATTACAAAGTAGCTTGCGCCGTATACTGGATATTGGCGGGGGTTGTGATATTGTCGAACGGATAGTTCGTCGTACCAGCTCCTGCCGTATCAATTACGCGATAGTAGGGTGCCGCCTCCCGACCCGTGAAGGTCAAGGTGTGGCCCGACATCTCATTCCGTGCAGCCCCTGAGGTCAGGGTGCCACCGTTCATGTCCATCCCGTAGGTGGCCCCGAAGAGGAAGAGGTTGTCGTTGTTGTCCAAGATGAAAATCTGGGAACGGTTGCGGCTAATCAAGCGCAGCGTTTCCGGATCGGCTTCTTGGTGCTTTTGCAAGACGAGGTTCAACGTCTGCTCAAACAGCGAGGCTCCCGTAGCGGGGTCGCTCTGCACATTGACGGTGAAAGACGAAAGGTCCGGGCGCAAGTCAAATTGAGCCAATTCCATAGCGGGCAAATCCGTAATGGTGAAAAGCTCTTGACTTGTGCCCGATACTGTGGCCGTCCCCGTCGTGCCGGCAGCGGTCACAAGGTCCGCCTCATAGTCGGTTGCGAAGTAAACCTTCGACAACCCACCTAGAGCGTCCTTGCAATCCAATGCGCGTCCGAGGGTGATAGTACAGGCCATGTATCAGGTGAATGCGAATCCAACAACACCGTCCGTAGGAACGGCAGTCTGCACGCCAGCGGCGAAGTCCATAGAGACCTTTACGTTATCGCTACCGTCGTACTGGTAAACCGGGATGAGGCTTGCGCTCTCGTTGCCGGTGTAGGCGTTCGTTCCGACCACGATGTTGTCGGGGTAGGTGAACACGATGACGTCGGCGGTGTTCGGGATACCGGCGGTCGGGTACACGGGATATCCGAGGTAGGTCACCGTCTTCAGGTCACGGTTGTAACCCATGTCGGTACCTTGCGCGGCGATGGCCTGCTGCATGAAGGCGTAAGCCTCATACGAGAGGTAGAAGCCGGCTCCGTCCTTGGCGAGGATGCCAGGGGTAGCGGCGACACCTGCGAAGACTGTATTCATGTTGCCGAGGATGTTGCTTGCATCGAAGGCAGCGTCCGTTACGGCCTCGGTAAAGGCAGCCATAGCGGAGGCGTCGATACCGGCCTCATCAATCACTCCGTCGTTGGACAGAAGACCCAAGCCCCAAACGGAACCGGAGTCGGCGGCCCACATCAGGCTCTCGAGGTTCTCGGCGGTCTTGGCGGCCACGCTTGCGAGCAAGAACTCGGAGAAGTCCGGCGGAATCTGACCGTCACGGCGCATACGGCCCTGAGCGGCGATAAACGTCGGGAAGATGGTTCCGCGGCAAACGGTCTCCTTGACCATCAAGTCGTTCAGGGTGAGCACCTGCTCGGTGAGGGAGAGGTTTCCAGGGTCAGCCGATGCACCCGTACACGCGGCCGCTTGGATGGGGTCGTCGATGTTGAGGTTTGAAACAACAGCCTTGTGGACTACCCCCTCGATGAGGCGGGCGCGGTTGTTTGCGATGGTCTCCGCGCCTGTGACAGCGGCGGTAACATACGGCAACGCCAATTCACCCGCGTAGGTGTTGTCCGTTACCGTGATGTCGAAGTTGTACTTCTGGGACTTCATGAGAAATTTGAAATGATGTTGAAGGCACGATCGACGCCCTTCAGGTTGGGGTTGGTTTCTTTCTTGAATTCTGCCTTCGGCAAAACGCGGTCCGGGCTTGCGGCCGGGGCCTCCTCCAATTTGGCGAGGCGGGTATTGATAGCTTCGAGGGCGATAGCCATCTCGTGGGTGAGATCTTGCAGGTGGCTGGACATCTCGACGGGCTTCTCCTCCTGCATCTCCTCCTTCTCTTCGTGCTCAGCGGCCTCCACTTCGGCGGGGGCCATAGCTTCCTTGACCACCTCGACAATCTCGGCGGCTACCTCTGGGGAGATTTGGAACTTGTCGACGAGGGCGGCCTTGACAGCTGCCATCTCATCCTTCTCCTCGTCGTCCATCATCTCGTCTTTCTTCTCCTCTTCCTCCATCTCGACGACCTTCGACTCGGCGTCTACGTTCAGGGTGCCACCGTCGGACAGTTCATACGATCCGGCCTCCAGGGGCGCGGCCTCGCCATCC